CTACTGGTTTATAGGATTTCCAGCTTCCTTTATACATATATAAGAATTTCAGTTCACTTAGATAAACGTTCCTTTAAGTCAGAGTGGTAATTATACTTCTTGGACTTTAGGACTAGGTGATATAAATATTACACATTTTGATAGTATTCGTGGAGGTATTACAGGGAGAGTAGAGACTGTAACATCATCTGCAACTGATTATGTTATTAATGAACCAACAGATCTTATATATGAATTTAATTCATTGAATAATACTAGCGAATTTCCTATTCAATTAGTTAGAGTATTTGATAAAAGACTTTTCGAAGTTTCTTTTAGTACTAGCTGGGAAAATGAAAATTATAATTTATATATAAATGAGAATAGTAGTTTTATTTCCATAATGTGGAGAATAAATTCTACAGTAAGAAATGCTAAATTAATAATAACTCCACAAGATAGAAATAGAGCTCCTGTAACAATAACTTTTACAGCTTATCAGAAATAATTAATAAGGCACATCAATATATATAGTAATAATTTGATCTTTATTTATAGTTCCTGTAGATGGAACAAATGATATAGGTCTATAATGTTCATTGTAAAGATAACCTGATAAAGAATATCCTCCAGGTTTAACTGGATTATTACTACTTTGCTGTCCCACAAATACACCACTCATAGAAGTTACCCTAACATTATTATTATAAATATCTATATCATATCTTGAAGGAGAGGTAACGCTTCTTATTTGAAATCTTAAATATCCATAATCTTCTTTCTTACCATCTTGATATAAACGAACGTTTAAAGTAAGAGAAAAATAAGACTAGGAAAATAAAATCCTAGTCTTATATTCTTTTATGAATCAATAGTATACTTAGTATTCATTAAGATTGTTGATTCTTCTCCAGTATCAGGGTTTTCTATAATAAGATAATAATCTCCGGAATCATATCCAAGTCCAATTATTTTTCCATATCTTTTAGGATCATAACAATCTCTAGCAATCTTACCCCAATTTCCCGGAACATCATCTTTCGCTATTTGAAGTTCTGAATAATTCTTGCCTATTCCTGGTAAAATGAAGTCAGGATTTAATAGATCAGTAACATCTCTTATTTCTGTCCAAGGTCCAAAATATTCTTCTGTAAAACCTTTTCTATTAAAATTCTCTGCTAATGTATCTAAAAGTTTTGATTGAGATTCTTCGGAGAGAGTTTTATTTTTAATTATTTCAACTCTTTTTTGAAAATATTCGTTAGTTCTTTTCTTCCAAATATCCCAAGCTTTTACATATTCATCATATAATTCTTTTTTCATATTATTGAATAAATTAAAATTAAAACTGATAAGATACCTATTAAAAACCCTGAAATAAAAGTACAAATCATTAATCCTTTTACTATATCTTTTATTTTAAAATCATTCATGTTTATATTTTTAATTACCAACTTAAATCTTTTGCACCTAAAGAAAGTCCATATTTGATTAATTCTTCGTGCCCTAATTTATCTACTTCATCAATCCAAGATATAATTTCTAGAACATATTTATCTATACTAAGTCTTTCTAAATTTTCCCATCCAAACCCAAAAGCTGTATCATCAATACTCATTAACATACATCTAAGATCATATAATCCATTTTTATGATAAATAGTAATTTCAACTGGATTATACTGTCTACAATACATATGATAATAAGTATTCTCAGTTACTTCTTTCAAACATACAAACTTTTCATAAAATCTATTTTTATCTGTTATCCATTGTCCAGTAAGTTTAGGTGGATATATGTTTTCTTCTTCAAGTAAGTTAAATAAAAATGAATCCCATTGATTAATATCATGTACTTTTATACTTTCTGGAGTTAAATATTCCTCTAAATTCAATAATTTCATTAATCCTTATTATTATATATTACCTTCTCTACCATCTTTTCATATTCGTTCGGAATTTGTTTAATTAGATCTAGATGTAAATCCTTCCAAGAAGCCATTCCAAGTTTAGATATTACAGGATGACCGAAAACTATACAAAAATCCCACATAAAATCAAGATCTTCGGTTGTTAGTTCTTGAGAGTTTATCCATTCATTGATTGATTCTTTCGACATAAAATATCAATAGCTAATCCTATAACATCATCTGCAAATTCCTCTCCAAATTCTGTCTCTTTTCTTACTTCCTCTATTATTTCAGAAATGGTCCAAGAATTCTTTCCAGGCATAGGACAACATATAAACGGTCCTTCGGGATCTTTAGCAATACTTTTTTGATACTCTAAGTGTTTAATAATTGATTCTTTGATTCTACTTTCCATGACGACCTAACATTAAGTTCATAAAATTACTCCATTCTTTTGAAAAGACATTAATTAGAAGATATTTTTCATAATAACTCATAAATTTCTCAGCATCTTCTTTAGAATTACTTCTAGTTTCTCTTACTAATTTATCCATTTCTGAGATAAAATTTTCCTTAGATTGTTCAAGAGGTATACAAAAAATATTATCTTTTATATAACTCTTTACTTGATCGTTGTTAATAGTAATATTCAGTATATCAGATAAACTACCACCTTCAACAGATAACATTTGGTATTCACATGAAGTACATAAGAAATACATTTTTTCCTCATCAGTTATGATCTTTTTCTCATAATCATCTGTTCTTGCTATCATACTTCTTCTAGTTAGTTCTGCTTCTAAGATAGGAAGCCAATCTTCTCTCCATCCTGTTGAAGATTTTATTTTTCTGATTGCATTTAATATATGAGAACTGTTCATTTCTTCTAAAGATAATTCCTCACCTTTTGAAGTTATCCATTTATTTTTTGTCAGCTTCTTTTTCATAAATTATATCATTTCTTGATCCTGATTTTATATTCAAATTTTTCTGCGTTTCTTCCATGATCTTATTAAATCTTTCTAATTCTTCTAACCCTGGAGTACTACTATCCAAAAAATTATTACTTTCCGGAAACATTGCATATTTTCTTAGATCTATCATTATTCCTATTTTTAGTACGTTTCTGTTCTTTTCTTCTCTCCATCTCCAATCGTTTTTCTTCAGCTACCGATTCTGGAGTTACTTTTTGACGTGGTTTTTGGAGATCTTCGGAAAATTCTTGATATCTTTGAATTATTCCTTCCTCCGACCAATCATCTGGATATCCTTGAAAATTTATATCCTCAGGGAAGGATCCGATAGTAGGATTAAGAGTAAAAATCCATTCTTTTGTTTCAGAATTTAACGTCATATAAAAACATGGCGTTCCTAGTTCTAAGAATACATCACGTTGTTCTGAGCTCTTAAGTCCCTCGAAAGTTTCAATTATTATATCATCTGTTGAAATGTAATCTTCGAGGTAGAAATATGAGCTCTCTATATCCGTGAACTTTCTTAGCATTACTCTCGCCATAGGTTTCTTGTTTGGACCTTTTCCACGATATTGTCTAAACTCCACTCCATGCTTCTCTCCTAATTTTATAAGAGCTGGGATATCAAAACAAACTCTCGGATTTTTTATAGTATCGATAACCGAATAAACTAAATTACTTCCAATTATTCGATCTAACTTATATACTTTAATAGTCGGAATAAGATAAATATATGGATAAATTCCAACAACACTATATTCAAAATTTACATACTTAGTGTCGGATTTCATCATTACTTTATTATAAGTTAAAGACCATCTAGCATATCTTACCAAGATATTTTTTGTTTTTCGTGAGTACCCATTCTCTGGAGTTAATAATTTTTCTAATCTCTCTGGAATTTCTGAGAGAGAAGCTGTTTTTAATTCTTTCATTTTATTGTATCTCCAATATTATATTTTTTATATGTATATTTCTGAACTATTAAAATTTTCCAATTGTTATCATTGTTTGGATCACTGATAATAAAATTAAGTCCTAAAGGTTCTCGACTTTTTTCTTTAACAATCCATCCAGAATACTTTTCTAGATCTACTTCACAACTGGAAATTAATATTAAAATTAGGATAATCAATAATTTTTTCATTTTCCAATCATATAATATTCTTCTAGTAACTCTTTATGATCTTCTAAGAATACTCGAGCAACTTCTTTAGAGAGAAAGGCTATTGGAAAGAAAGTTTTTTCTTTCGAAATCATTACTGCTTCACCACATCTCACAATAGCAAATTTATTTTGTGAGTAATCATTCCAGTTAGGTTCTTGAAGAGCTGATGCTTTGGTATATTCTTTAACTAACCAAATTAGTTCCTTAAAAGCTCTAGCACTATCTCTAAATTTTTCAGCTGGATAATCTTGTGGTACTTTTGGATATTCTATTTTTTCTGGAAGACCTTCAAGTTGTCTTCTTGAATAAATTTTTAAGATCTTCTCTTTTATATCCCAAGATATTGTTGAGGAAAATAATTCTTTTGCTTCTTTAAAAGTTAAATTTATCGAACTTTTAATTTCTTCATCATTAACGATATTCCAATAATTAAAGAATTCGTCTATTGTACAATAAGAAAACATTGGAATTCCATTAGAATCGAATGTCTCTGTAATAAGTTTTTCAGTAATAATTTTAATATCGCAAAGATCATTAAGTTGATCTTTCGTCATGTTCGATGATCCACAAACGCTTAAGATAACGTATTCTTTTCCAGTAGTTTTATCTATTCCTAAACCAGAAATAATTCCTATATCGGTTTTGTTAGTAATTCTTTTCCCAACCTTTGAAATTAACGTTTCAATTCCTGTTTTCATATGATTAATTTTATTTTATTTTTATACATTAATAAGGAATTGATCGGAAATAAACGTTCCTTTAAATCAAGAGGGTAAAGTTGAAATAAAAACTGAAACTAAATATCTTTATAGATTTAGTGCTAATCCAATGTCTTTGAAATTTAAAGCCTCCGGAGGAACATTACAAACTAATATATCATCCAATAGAACTAAATATACAAGAACTTCCACGGATGGAGGTAATACTTGGGGTAATTGGGTAGCTAGCTCTCCAGAAGGAGTTAGTGATTATACAGAAACAGTATCAGGAGATGGATTTACTTTTGGAGGTAGTGGAGGATATGTTACTGCTTATGAGAATGATTATCCTTCTAAGAGATATGGAAAACTAATTTTAAAACAAAATAGGCCTACAGGAGAAACAATAGATCCAGATAGTTCTTATCACACTATAACTATAGATCTTGAACAAGAAGCCGGAGAAAGTAATACAGTCGATCTTGTCTTTACTGTTTCAAATGATACTGGTAATTTTATAAATGGATTATCTATTTGGTATACATTAGATGGAAATACAAATACTATATTTACTGCTGCATCTATAAATCCTGGTGAATCTAGAGGAGGGCATGCAGTAGTACCCAAAAACACAACAATAAGATGGTCTGCTAGTGTTCCTTGGAGAGTATCTCCTGTGAATGGATACTATTCAGAGGATGCTTCTGAAAATTTCTCAATTCACTCTTAAGTATTAAAAGTTATGAATACATCATTGTTAGCACTAAAATTTCCAGAACCAGGGCTAATTGAAGATTGTATTTGTTTCAGGTCGTCATGATATGCATACCAAACTCCTGAAGAACTCCATGAAAAAACATTATAATCATTTACTACTTGTATTGAAAAAGTTTCTGTATCTCCTGGTAAAACTCCTGAACTAGATATTTCTTGAGTACCATATACAAAACCATTACTTATCAAGGTAAAATGAGCCCCATAGGGTTTACTTGGATTTCCACTCCAAGTAACAATAAAGTTAACATAAATGGCTTTTGCATATTGTTCTAAAGGAACGTTTAAAACAAAAATAAAGAGACTAAGATTTTTCTAGTCTCTTTTATTATTTAATTCTCTAAGAACTTTAAGATATTTTAGTATATAAAATTCTAAAGCTCTATCTTTTTAATATCATATCTGCTTCTTTAACTATTTCTCTAATTGATTCTTCGTAATGATTTCTATAATAAATAGAAATCTTATTTATATCCAGAATCATAGAATTAATTAATTCTCCATAAACCTTAAGATTTTCTAATCTATCACGATCTTCAGAATCACTTCCTGTTGGCGTAATGGGTCCTATTATTTTTAAAATTAATTCTTTTAATGTTTCTGAATCTCTTAAAGAATTATTCTCTTTTTCCATATTCATAAATTTATTAATCTATAATCATCTTTATTTTTTAATAAATACTCTTTAATATCCTCCTCAGGCTCTACAACCATAGTATTATACATCTCCCATTTACATTCATTTATTTTTTCAAAAAGTATTTCAAATCTAGGAAATTGAATTATTATTCTATTATCTAAACCTTTTCGCAATAATATACTTCCTCGCTTATTAATTAAGGGATTAAATATAAACAGTCTCTTCTCTAAAATTAGATCTCGAATTTTACCATAGAAATTAGAAGTTATTAAATCAATTTTAATGTTCCCTGAGTCATCTCCGTATTCTAAGAGTATAATTAAATACTGTCTTTTAAATAAATAAAGAGGTATATTTGAAATATTATCAATTCTTGGAATAGATATGTAAATTTGATTTTCAGTATTTTGTAATAAATCATAAATTTTAGATTCTACATCATGATTAGATATAAATTCTTTCTGTATTATTCTTTTCATAGATTTATTATTTTTATAGGTGTTAGGTCAAAACTACTCGGAGTTATAATCACTTTATCATCCTTAATAAGCATATTTTTTGAATACGCTCCCTCCGGAATTAAACACGCATTTAATAAATTTCCATGACTCTTAACATATGGAATAAATTTAGCTCCAAAACTAATATTACCCATATCTTCCATTATTTCTCTTTGTCTAAATAAAATCTCAGATTCTAAGAAATTATATACTCCTTGAGACATTTCTTTCTCTGATCGACCTGATTTTGCTAATGGAAGAAGAGTATAATAATGAATTTTCTTTCCATATTTTCTTCTAAACTCAAAAAAATCTAGAACACTGTCAAGATCAGAGATAATATGATGAGTGACTACGTGAATATCTCTAGGAATTAAGTTTTCTATAGCTCGTATTGCTGCTTCTCTAAGGTTTTTATTTCCAAGTGATATAGCAACAGCAGAACAATATTTTTCAGTTACATCTAAAAGATTATCACGTCTTTTTATAATCTCTTGATCTTTTCCAGAATAACCAAGAAGAAGTCCGTTTGTAGTATAATTTGGAACTACTCCTGACTCTTTTACAATTTTTAAAAATTCTGGAAAATCTGGATGTTGTGTTGGCTCCCCTGTAGATCCTATCGCGATTTGTACTGGACCGTTCGTTACTGTTATTTGGCCAATTTTTCTTTGGTACCATATATTTTGGGATAATTTTTTCCATGTCTTAACTATCCCTGAAAAATTAGTACCATTTTTATTGGCCGAAACATAACAGAACGGACAGCCTGCATCGCAACGATCATTTATTCCTACATCATAAAACTCGGATTCCTCTGGAGGTAATTCTGGGATATACTTCGGATCATCTCCTTCCATTACAAATCTAACAGTTACATTATTTCTCCAAAGTGCTCTATAATTATACTCTGGAAGATATCTATAAACTACTGTATTATTGTTTTTTGACATAATATTTTAGATATTTTGAGTTTGTAATTCTTGTCTAATTCTATCTAAACATTTTCCAAGAAGATTTAAACCCCATTTTGAGGTATCTAAACGATTAGGATCATTTTCTCCCATTCCTATCCCCCATATAGAATCTATCGGACTTGCTTCAACAAAAGATTTATCGAGGTATTTTGTATTAAGAAGTTCATTTCTAGCTTCTTCAGATTGAGTAAACTTAAGGCGAAGTGCATCCATCATAGCATTTTCTCTTTCTTTCTCCCATTCTTCTTCTATGAAACCTGAAACTTGTCTACCAAATTTTTTCGCATCTCTCGGAAGAGGAGTTTCTATGATTTTCCCAGCAATATCTATATCATTAAAAAATAATGCCTTTCTTAACATAAAATAATGTTCTGAAGTAGGCAATACTACTTCTTTTTCTTGTCCAATTCCATCAACCATTATAAAATCTTTTAAGACTATAGGAGTCTCACTAAAATTTGAAAATGGATAATCACCCCAGAAAAATACATAATTTTCTACTATTTTCATAATCTCTTCTTTAAATAATTTATTAAGTTCATAACATATATAAGGAAATAAACGTTCCTTTAGATCAAGATGGTAAAAAGAGAGAACGTATAACTATGAATATTACAAGAGTACCATATTTAGTAGTTTATTTATTTCATCCAAGTTATATCCCACAAAATAATACAAGTGAATTTCAATATTTTGCATATAGTACTACAGACAATACTCTTACCTTATCATACTATCTTGATCAAGGAGTTAGTGTTAATACTACTCCTAGAAAGACTGTAAATGTTCTACCAGGAAATGATATATATATATATTACAGGTCTGGTAATGTTTATAGTAGACATAGAACTTTTGAATTATCTGATACAAGCATGACTATTTGATAGAAAAATTATATACTTCCTGTAACATTAAAGTTTTTATATCCAGTTTCTCCTTGTGAAAATGATACACTATTAGGACTTATACTTGCAGTTCCAGCTCTCCAATCTGCTTCACCACTTCCATTTACTCTATAAGAAAAGTTAGCATTTATACGTATATTACTAATTGCATCTGGAATGGTATCTGATATATCTACAGAAGTGGATAACCTGGGAAACTCTATACTATACATCTCAAGACTTCCTATTCCTAAAACACTTCCTGTTAATTTCCAAGCTACAGCAGAAGGAGGAAGAGTAAGCGTAATATCTATGCTTCTGTATTTAGGAGCTTCACCATCCTGATTTAAAGGAACAGTTATATTTTTATAAAATTTAAAGAGATAGATGTTACTCTATCTCTTTTTATTAATTTCTATATGTTCCTTTAAAACAAGATGGTAAGGTTGAGATAATAGTAGCAGATATTAATTTTACAGTAAGAAATAATACTAGTAGATATATAAATGGCTTACAAATAGGATATAATTATAAAGGATCCAGTTATACTATATTTACAGCATCTACTATTGGTGTTAGTGATGAGAGATCAGGACATGTAACTGTTCCTCCAAGAACTCCTATTACTTGGTTTGCTATAGGGAATAATACTTCACTTAATATTTCTCCAAGTTCTGGAAATTATAATGGAGGTGTAGTAACTACTATAAATTTTAGTATTTATTAATTATTCTGATCTAACATTATTGTTCGATCACTAGATATATTACTAAACGAGAAAACCTCCATTTTAGTATCTCCAGCGGCTAATACTGATCCGGAACTTGGATCACCATCTAAGTAAAATTGATAAGTATGTGATTCATATCCAGAATTAGTGACTTCTATATTTATAACAACAGAAGCTCCTTTTTCTAACGTTATTTCCCAACTTGATCCGTTAGTATCTCCTGTAAAAGAACCAGATGCAGTGGTGGTAGTTCCAAAATCATACGTATTATCATTAAAAGTAATAGTATAGCTAGGAATTACATAACCACTCTGACTTAAACGAACGTTTATTTCCTTATATATGTTAATGAAAAACAGTATATTATATATGAACGAACAATTATTAGGTTATTGGATAGAGGATTTAATATGGTGTCCAAGTCAATGTTATTATTATTTTCTTGATCCGATTTCATCTCAAGGTTATTGTATTTATCTTAGGTGGAGACATTCAGATCCATGGACAGCTGAATTAATTAAGTGCACATCTGATTGGGAATTTATTTACGACGAGCCTTGGGAATATATTGAACTAGGGCGTAATTATTCTTCTAATGAGTATCGATCTTTGGAGAAAAAAGTCTTAAAAGTAGTAAAGAAGAGATTTTCGGCTGTAACTTTTAAAAATAGAGTTTATGAAAAAGAGGAATAGTTATGAATTTTTTAGATGGGGTACTTTATCTCCACAGGATCATAAAGAAGGATCACTTCCTGGGGATTCACCTTCTCGAGGATTTCATACAGCTCCAGTTAGGAAGGGATTTTATGCATTTCCCAAAGGTTATATTGAAACTTTTTTATTAGGTAAGTCTCCTAAAGATATGATCCCTGGGAAAGAAGGTAATGGTAGATTCTTTTATCTTAGAGATTTGACTGGGAAAAAGATAACAAGAGATGAGTATTATAATTTACGGCCTGATGAAAAAACGGCGATACTAAGGAGGGTCGGGATAAAAGAGATTCAAGTAGATTTTTGTTACACAGGAGATGATGATTATTCTGACGACCAAAAATTTATCGCCGTATATTCTCCAAGGCCGAAGAAATTTGTATATACTGGACCTTATATTTGGCATCACTTGAGAGACTATGATAATAATAAACCTTTAGTTAATCCATCAGACATAATAGCCGAGAAAGGTTCATGGATAAAAACGACACTTGATGTTTGGTGGAAAGCTCTTAAGAAATCTGATACAATATATAGATGGAAAAGTTATATAGACCGAGGAAAAGGAAATAGACATGGAAATCCTCATACATGTCCAAGTTGGTATTGTAAGGATGATTATGAAGTATTTATAGAGAGAATATAAAGAAAATAAAAGACTAGTATTGGGAAAATTAAACCCTTTACTAGTCTCTTTTTTTATTCTATTATAGTCCAAGCTTCTCGAATTACTTTTCCAGCATCTTCATAGCTCATCTCAGAAAAACCGGACTCTGCATATCCATAACCCCAAGAATTTTTTATTACAAATCCGTCTTTAGAAAAACCAACAATACTTATCGCATGTCCTCCTAAGTTTTCAGAACCATTCCAGAAATCATCACGTTCTCCGTTTCTTACAATAACAGCTATAAGTGCAGGTCCATTTGTTATCACTGCATGTTTAATTCCTTCAATAGTTGATATTCTTGAGAAGATTTTTATTTCTCCGGCCGCTTTCATTAACTCAAAACCTTCGGCAGGCATCATTCCATCTATTGTTTTATTAGCTCTAAGATAGTATAACCAATCAGGCTTTTTCTCCAGAGTTTTTCCATGGCTTAGCTGATAAAAGTTATACATTTCTGCTATTGAATGACTAACACAGCTTCCGACACTACCTTGATCCCACACTTTGCCGATATCTTTAAGTTTATATTCGGCCGGAAGTGTGATAGGTTGTGGTTTATATTCTGAGTAACTTTCTAGGTTTTCTGTTTTAATATAACCGTAAGATCTCATAATTACTTTTTTATTTTTCCGAATATAAGTTCAAGCATTCCCTGAACAAATGAGATATCAAATACCCCGTTACTAGCTAATCCAACACCAGCACCTACTATGAGAGATTGCCACCAAGAAGCTTCAGCAAGACATCCAAGATCGAAAAACCAACCAAACATACATAATCCAATAGCGACTATCCAAGAAATTAATTGATTAGCCCACCCTGGAAGTTCTTTACCTATAATTCTTTTGATTGCCTGCGTAACAACAGGAACACCAGCCACTAAAGCAGCTAATGTTGAAAATACTGATACGAAATCCATAATTTTATTCCTTTCTAAATTTAATTAAGTATATACTATCTCCGGCGGATTCAGTTATCGAGAATACATAAGTCGTATCTTCTTTAGTGGTTATAGTCGTATACTGTGTAGTTATAACTGAATCACTAGTAAAATACATCGACTTAGGCCATTCTCGATATTCCATAAACGCCGGAAGTAAGTTTGCTGTAGTTATACTATCTATTATTCTTTGCGGTTCTATCGAAAAGCCTTCATAAAAAGTAGTATTAAATTTTCGGGTAGTACCACAAGAAATAATTAATAGAGTAGTGATCAGGGTTAGAATTAATTTTTTCATTCTTCTGATAATTTTACGATATATATTAAATTCGGATCTTTAGATTCAAGAGCATCATAATCAGTTTTTTCTATAATATCTGATAATTCTTGTGTTGGTTGTCCGAATATCCAAAGCTTTCTAGAATCAGTGCTCATATAAATACCATTAATATGTTTCTCTCTAGAATATTCAGCTTCAGGTCCTTTATAAAAATTAGTTAATGCCATATATTAGAGTGTTTTAATGGTTAGTGCTTGTTCTAGTTCATAAATTTTCTGGTCAAGAACCTTAAGACATCCTACTAAATTGCTCTGTCCACCTAAGTAATGTGTATCTGAAAGACTCGGGAAATTACTATAAATACTATCATCATCTGGATCAGGATCTTCAAAACCGGCAGATGAATTTACTCTCTGAATTGCAAACTTTAAGAGATCGAAGTTATATTTATCTCCTTGTTTTCTAGCTTCCACTTCTGCAGCTAATCCTCCTTCAGTCTCTCCTCCTGAACCAATAAGTTTATCTATCTTTTCATTTAACTCTGATTTTGTAGAGTCTATATATTCTCTTATAGCAATATCTTCGGTAGTTCTTTCTTGGGTTTCGGTATTCAAGTTTTCCTTAAATTCTTGATCAGCCGTTTTTCTCGCCTCGGATTCTTGAGAAATTTTTTCAGTTAATTTTTCCTTCGTGTCTTTCAAATCCTCCTCAAGAACATCAAGCTCGGTATTTATTGTTCCCAGACTTGAAGCATGATCAGCAATATCAGATATAGCTTTTTCGAGGCGTGATTTATCTTCGGCTGATAAAAGACCATCTTTCTGTGGTGTAGCATTTGGATAGATTCTTTGAACTCCACCCTCTTCATTCCCAACATAAAGATAATTATCAACCAAGTTTATAGCTATTTCCCCTGAAGCTAACCCACTAGGAAGAATTCCACCTGTAGTATATCTTTTTACTCTAATTACTTGACGTTTTCCTTGGCTTCCTTGATCATCTCCACCATCTATCTCTGAAATTGTAGTAGTTAATCTTAGAGCATCAGTATCTTGAGTTACAGTAGTTGCATAAGTATTTCCAGAACTAATTCCAGAGAGAACTTTATTTCCTAAGTAATCAGCTGAACCATCTTTTGAAACTTTAACCATTCCAGATTCTTCAGAAGTAGTAAAAGATATTCCATGATGTCCATCTGATTCTATTCCTGAAACATACTTTCTAGGACTTTCTTCACCACCATCTCCAGTTACTGTTATTCCAGGGATTGTTCCTTTATTAACTTGAATTCTATGATTATTTAAGATAGTATTTACAGAGATTCCAGTAACAAATTCTTCCGATCCACCTACTTCTCCATTCTCAATTTCAATATTAGGGAATGGTTTAGAATTTCCTGATAGTGTATTCCCTGAGAGTGTAATTCCTGAAATATATTCTCCGGAGGGTGCTAGATATGATCCAGTTAAGTCTCCTTTTAAGGCTTCTACAACATGTCCAAAGGAATCGATCTTAATGTTTGTGACAAAAGCTCCAGAATTACCCCCTGCATTAGTTCCTGTAGTTGGTTGAGAAGCATGTGAAATTACTTGATTTCCTCCAATAGATCCACCTCCAGTTAAACCAGGACCTGCAGAGATAGTAGTTGTTACTTTTGCTAGGTCTGCTAATGAAAGACCAGAATCTGATATAACTTTTCCTGTAGTTCCATTAAAAAGTACTAGATTTCCAGAAACTGCACTTCCTGGTCCTGTTACAGCTCCATCTATATTAGTCTGTACAACTGTCCAATCAGAATCATTAGCAGTTGAACCATCTTTGATACAAATTATTATATCACCAGGTTCAAGTCTAAGTCCTGATACATTCGGAGCTCCAGTAGTGGCAACATAGACGTCACCTGTTGTATGTTGAGCAGGAAGACTCTTAACAGTTCCAGTTGTTCCGAGAGTTCCTTTAAATTTCAAGGCTACAGCAGCTTCTATTTTTTCTCCAATTTCCTTGATAACAAATGCAGTAGTAGCTAACTGATTAGTATTAGTTCCTTGTGGAGCTGTTGGAGCCTCTGGAGTTCCTGTGAAGATAGGACTTTCAATGGGAGCTTTAGTTGCTTCTAAGGTGTTCAACTCACCTCGTAGACCAGTAACCTCTGAAATATCATGTGTATGGTTTTTGGAAGTATTAATTGTAATATCTCCTGAAAAATCAGTTACTACACCTCCAGTAACAGCTCCGGTTAAAGTTATATTTCTTTTAGAACTTAATTTATCAGCACTACCAGCATTTCCAGAGACTGATTTAGGAGCTTCATGCACATGGTCAGCTCTAGCCCACTCCTTAGATTCTCCAGCTATTGCATGTCCTAATGGTTTAGGAACAGTAAATGAGGGGCTAGGAATTTTTATCGTTACAGCCTCAGAACCATCAAATGTAGTTTTATCTGTTCCTTCAAAAGTTCCACCAGTAAAAGTAAGTTTATTTTTTACCTTTCCAGCCGAAACTACAGTTCCTATACCTCCAGAGAAAACAATATCTCCTCCTGTTATTACATGTCCAAGCTTATCACCTGCTTCTGCTTTGATATGTTCTGTGAACTCATTATTCAAAGAATTAATAATATTCAAAGTTTCAGACATATCTTCTTTAGTGGAAATTATTTCAAATGCATTTTTTCCAGCTCCATTTCTTTTTCCGACGGCTAGAATAATTTTAGCATTTTGAGAAGTAGTTCCATAAATTGCAATAACTGGCTCTCCTTGAGTAAATATAATGTTTTCTAAGGCTAGGATCGCTTCAGATCTACTTGTAAATAGTTCTGTATTTATTTTAAAATTAATTATTTGATCCATTTCATTCCTACTTTTAAATTTAAAAGGAGGCAATCAAGTTTTTACTCTTGATCAACCTCCCTTTATTTTATTTATCTAATAACTGCTTTTTAAGTTCATCTATTTCGGCCTTAAGTAATTTAATACCTTCGATTGCTAGAACACTCATTTTAGCATAATCAACTTCTTTAACTAGAACATAAGTTTCACCATCTTTCTCAATGGTTTCAAAGTTTTCAGGGTTAGGTACATCGGATTGTTTAAGTTCGGCGTCTGTTACTAGTTCAGGGAAAGTTGGTTCAAGTTCTTGTGCTATAGTTCCAAGGTCTTTTTTCCCACCTAAAATAAATGAATCTGTCGGAATAGAACAAATCTCCTCAAGTGTATGTTCCAAAGGTTTAATATCTGATTTCAAACGTTTATCTGAAGTCTGATAGAATCCACTAGAAGCATTAACTCTAGTAAGTGATATAGTAGAGTTTAGAGACCAAGTAATCGTACTATTAGCAGTAGATACTGTAGTATTTGTTCCATTTGCCACTTTAGGATTAGCAGAAATTTTTATTCCTCCAACAGTATAGTTATCTATTGTAGTCTTATTATTATTTACTGTATTAGTTAGATTTGAAACAGCATTAGTTCTATTAGTTACTTCATCATCTAACTTTTTCTCTAATTTTCCAAGAGCTCCATTGATACTATCAGTTGCTGCAATAGCTCCAGTCGTAGTTGGTTTTGAATACCCAGTTACTTTAGTATTTGCTCCTGTTACAACGGGATTAGTAGAAATTTTAATTCCATTTACAGTATAATTATCAATAGTTGTTTTATTAGAGTTAATTAAGTTAGGAAGAGTAGTATCAAGCTTTACTTTATCTGCAGCAGTCATAACACCAGCTACGCTAGAAGTTGCAGCTGGAAGAGTTATGTTGTTTGCTGCACTAGCTCCTGTAGAAATAGTTGTTTTTGTTGCTGCGATAGCTACACTTGAAGCTGCTGGCGTAACTGCACCTAAAGCAAAATTCGCTGTGGTTATTCTGTCAAGTTCAGTCTTATCGGTTGAAGTCATTACCCCTGCAAGAGTAGATGATGCAGCTCCAATATTAACAGAATGTTCACTTTTTGCGTCAGTATCTGTAGAATTACCACTAACATCAGTACAAGTGAAGTTTATAGCTACATTAGAAGCTGTTCTAGTCCAACAATTATCATCATTTAAGTGAGAAGAATTCCCAAGAGTTTTAATAGCATTGAGAGTCTTCTTATCAGATGCACTTGCAAGGCCTGCCTGAGTTTCTGATACTTCTGGAAGAGTAATAGAACTAGAAACTGCTTTATTATCTGTAGGATTTATACCCGTTATAGTAATTACTCTTGAGGTAGCTGTTGTAGTAGGTTGAGAAATAACATGATTAGTACCTGTGATTCGGTCAACTTTAGTTTTATCCGCTGCGCTTAGAACTCCCGCTGCAGATTGAGTAGCAGCAGGCAGCGTAATATTATTCGCAGCGGTAGTACCATCAGTAACATTTGTTTTAGAAGCAGCTATTCCTACAGTAGACGCAGCAGGAGTTACAGCGCCAAGAGCAAAGTTAGCAGTATTGATTCTATCTAATTCTGTTTTATCTTTGGCGCTCATTGTACCTGCTGCGGAAGAAGTAGATATAGGAAAGTCTATAGTAGTACTTATATCTTCTTCATTACCATTATCAGATACAAATGTAATAGTAGCTTTATTAGCATCAGATTTTACAGATATATCATTAATAGAATCTGTATTTAATCCATCTAATTTAGTTTTATCCGCTGCGCTTAGAACTCCCGCTGCAGATTGAGTAGCAGCGTTTATCACAGCGGTTCCATCTTCATTAACAGTCGAAGATCTCCACGTATTATAGTTGAGAGTAACTGTGCTAGGAGATGTCGTGAAATTTTTTATCTTATCAGCTCCATGTGCAGAAAGACTATTAAACTCTGTATCTATTACTTGAAGTTTAGTCCATCCAGAAGCTGTATGTCTATTGGCCCAGTTGTCTAATCTGTAATAACAACCCTCTGATGTAACGAACCATTCTTGCCCGATAGCATCATTATTTGTATTCACTACGGATTTGCTAAGAATAGGATCTGTGATAGCATAAAGTGCATTCAGAGTAGCAACTGTTTTATGGCCTTGTATTTCTTCAGCATAGACAATACCGAATTCATTAAGATTCGCAGATTGTAATTGTGCCGGATATTTAGCCATTGTATTCTATTTTTAAATTTTAAAATCTAATATAACATTCTGAAATGCTCCTTTGTATTTCGAAATATATACATAATGAGAAGTTGAAATTCCAGAACCACTTACTATATTAATTTCAGATCTAGTAAAATCTTCTAATATAGCAGCACCTCCATTTTGAACAATCATACTAAGAGTTCCAAGTTCTTTCGGGTAAGAATAGCAATAATACTGAGTACCTGAAGCGGTAATATTAGTTATTCTTTCAGAGTTACTTTCATCCAATAATTTTGTTCCTGATAATGCTAATATATCACTAGCAGATGGAGTTTTACTAGTTACTGTTCCAAAATATATTCTTGGTCTAAACTTTATCTCATATTGATCGGAAAAACTATCAAGTCCTTCTGCTTTTATAACAGAATTTCCGCTAATCATTAAGCCTTTTTTCTTGGCTGAAATAGTTTCCTTAATTATTCTATTTTCTGTTATACCAGTTATATTACTAATTTCCGAAAATACTCCATTACTAGGTAAAGTAGTCCCAAGATCTCCACTACAAGTTTCTGGATCTTTATATGTTTGGTAATCTGTTACTGTCCATTTAAATCTACCAGCTAAACTTGCTTTATATCCTTTCTCTAAAGTTATAACTTTAGAATTTACATTTGTTATACCAAGGCTATCTGCAGTTACTTCTTCTCCAAGACTATTAGAAAAACTCCAAGTACCTTCCATCATAGGAGTAGGAAGTAATCTATCTGCTATTAGTCTAGTATCTAATTCCCAAGTTACAGTACCATCCTCTGCAATACTTCGTACATAATATTCAGTCTCTAGGTCAGTAACTAATACCTTAGCACCTAATTCTAAACGCTCTACAGGAATAGCATCCCGCTCAGCTATTGTTTTCACTGAGCGGTAGCCTCCCATACCATAAATGGCTGAATGTGTTGGATATACGTCAGAAGTATTGGTGGGAACGATACCCGAATAGAGTACCGTTCCTTTTAAATTATTTTCTGGCATTATCTTTTATCAATTAATTTAACTTCAATATTTAGTATTCCATGATAGAGATTAGCAAGTTTAGTAATTGTATAATCAGTATATCCAGTAAAGATGTTAGTTATACGTCTAGAGTATACTGTTACATCATCAACAGGATAATTATTACAATAGATTCTATACTTACTATACTCTTCTGTTGGAATTGCTACGTAAATATACTTACCTCCTGAACAATCAATAGGAGTGAATGGGAATTCATTATCACCGAAGGAGAAGAAAGAATTCATTGCTATAAAGTCAGAGTCAGTAGGAGCAGAATTACTTGATGCACCTACATAAACCTTATCAGCTGTATCAATCGTTAAAGTAGCTGTTGCAACTTCACTTAGATACGAACCTCTCAATGTGAATGTTTGTCCTCCAGTGGCAGTAATCTTATAAGTACGTTCCTCAACAGGAATATCATGAGTATCTATGAATTGGAAATTAATTTGTCCACTTGGGGTCAATTGATATTCCCATTCAAGAGTAATTTCTGTTGATTCACCTCTCTCTAATAAAGTTCTATCTGCTGTGAATTTAGTAATCTTAAATTCAGTAGGATTATCTCTCTTATTAGAGCCCATCATTCTATACCAAATTCCACTGGCATTGAATATAATATCATTTACCATGAATTTATATCCAAAGGACTCACCATCATTATTAACTAAATAGTAATCACCATCTTGTGCCTTATCTCCATTAGCTAGTGTTGGTAAATTCCTTTCAGCATCCCAAGTACCCTTATAGAACAAACTATGCATTGTTCTTTCAGGTAATTGACTTTCAGGTATTTTTCCATCAGGTCCAAGTTCAGCCTTCTTATCAAGAGCAACCTGAGTAGCTGTTGAAATAGGTTTCTCGAGGTCTGATGTATTATCAACTCTACCAAGTCCAATTTGCTCTTTTGTTACTTCATGAGGATTGTTCTTATCTGCAATATGTTTATCCAGATTAGAAACAACTTCAGAAATAGCGTTTTGAGTTGCTACTGAAATAGGCTTTTCTAAGTCAGATGTATTATCTACTTTTCCGAGACCTACTTGTTCTTTAGTTACTTGATGAGGATTATTAGTATTACCTACGTGATTATTAATAGCTGTATTTAAACTATTAGATAAAGTATCAAGAGCATTCTGCTGTGCTACAGATACAGGTTTATTAATATCGGCTGTATTATCAACGTTACCTAAACCTACTTGATCCTTAGTTACCTTATGAGGATTATCTGTACGATTAGCATGATTATCTAAAGCAGTATTATTAGCTGCTTTGGCATCATCAATTGCTTTTTGTGTAGCAGTAGATATTGGTTTATCGAGATCTGCAGTATTATCTACATTTCCGAGTCCAATTTGTTCTTTAGTTACTTTATGAGGATTACTGAAATCTCTCAAGTGAGCACTAAGATCTGTTCCCTGATCTGTATTAATCTTATCAATCTTAGCGTCAAGTTTATCAAGTTCCTTCTGAGTAGCATTAGAAATAGGTTTGTCAAGGTCGGAAGTATTATTTACATTTCCGAGACCTACTTGTTCTGCAGTTACTCTATGAGGATTTGTATAATCTTTAATATGATTGCTTAAGTCAGTTCCAGAAGAAGTAATTAGAGTCTTAACCTCGTTGATAGCTTCTTTAGCTGCATCAGACAAAGGTTTATCTTTATCTGAAGTATTATCAACGTTACCTAGACCTACTTGATCTTTCGTTACTTTATGAGGATTATTGTAATCTTCTATATGTTTAGTTAAGTTATCTGTAATAGTAGTATTTCCGCTATTAATAGATTCCTTAACTTCATTAATTAATTGTTGGGTTGCATCAGATACAGGTTTATCCTTATCTGAAGTATTATCTACATTACCTAGACCTATCTGAGCTTTATCTACCTTATGAGGATTGTTAAAGTCTGCCAAATGTGCATTAAGAGAATCGGTTGTTGCCTTACCCTTATCACCAGCATAGGCAGTACTAGATGTTTCACCGAGAGCCAAAGACGCTGAGATTTCTACATACTTAGAACCACTCCATCTATAAGTCAGGTTGGTATCTTTAGTAACATAGATTTTACCAGCCTCTCCAGTTGCAGGTAATTCATCTAAGGTAGCAACTTCAATAACGTCATCTACATAAGAAGGTAGCTGTGAAGAAGGTACTTTACCATCAGGATCAAGAGTTGCAATACCTCCTGGTTTTCCAAGTTTATCTTCAGTATTAGTTATACTTTCAGTAATCTTATCTAAAGCTTCCTGAGTAGCATTAGAAATAGGTTTATCAAGGTCGGATGTATTATCAACGTTACCTAAACCTACTTGTTCTTTGGTTACCTTATGAGGATTATTGAAGTCTTCTATATGTTTAGTTAAGTTATCTGTAATAGTAGTATTTCCACTATTAATAGATTCCTTAACTTCATCTAAAGCTCCTTGAACTGCATTAGAAATAGGTTTGTCAAGGTCGGATGTATTATCTACATTACCTAAACCTACTTGATCCTTAGTTACTTGATGAGGATTGTTAAGATCAGCTACGTGAGATTCCAATTTATCTGTAGTAGCTTTACCTTTACTACCTTCGTAAGCAGTTCCTTCTATCTCTCCTAAGTGAAGTGATTCAGATACTTCTACATACTTAACACCATTCCATCTATAGATTAGGTTAGTGTTTTTAGTTATATAGATCTTACCTGTTTCTCCAGTTGCAGGAAGATGATCGATAGAATCTGCTTCAATAACATCATCTACCATACTAGGTAATTGATCAACTGGAACTTTACCTTCAGAATCAAGAGTTGCAATTCCATCTGGTTTTCCAAGTTTATCATTTACATCACCTAAGTCAGAAGTAATTTTATTTAAAGCTTCTTGAGTAGCATTAGAAATAGGTTTATCAAGATCTGCTGTATTATCAACATTACCTAGACCTACTTGTTCTGCTGTTACTTGGTGAGGGTTATTGAAGTCTTTAATATGATTATCTAGACCTCCCTCATTAGAAGTAATCAGATCCTCAAGTTCTTTCTTAGTGTTGTCTACTAATTCTTGAGTAGCATTAGAAACAGGCTTATCAAGGTCGGATGTATTATCTACATTTCCAAGTCCAACCTGTTCTTTAGTTACTTGGTGAGGATTATTAAGATCAGCTACGTGAGTATTAACCTTATCAGTTGTTTCTTTTCCCTTGTCACCTGGATATGCGGTTGAGCTAGTTTCTCCGAGGGCTAAGGAAGCAGAAATTTCAATATATCGAGAACCAGACCATCTATAGGTTAGGTTAGTGTCTTTGGTTACGTAAATCTTTCCAGCTTCACCTGTAGTAGGCAAGTTATCGTAAGAATCTACTTCAATAACATCGTCTACAAAGCTAGGTAATTGAGAACTAGGAACTTTGCCTTCTTGGTCAAGTGTAGCAACTCCCCCAGCTACGCCCATCTCTGAACGTTTTACTTGAGCATCATTTGTTACTTCACCTAATCCAATCTGTTCCTTAGTTACTTCATGAGGATTATTCTTATCTGCTATATGAGTTTCGATAATAGTATTAGTCTCTGTCTTAATACTATCCAAAGCTTTCTGTGTAGCATCAGAAATAGGTTTATCCTTGTCAGCTGTATTATCTACATTACCAAGTCCAACCTGATCCTTAGTTACTTTATGCGGATTATTAAAATCTGAAATATGAGCACTAAGATCAGAACCAGAACCATCAATAGAACCTTGAAGTCTTCTTTCAAGTTCATCAAGAGCATCCTGTTGATAATGAGAAACAGGTTTATCTAAGTCAGATGTATTATCTACATTACCTAGACCTACTTGTTCCTTCGTTACTTCATGAGGATTCTTCTTATCTGCAATATGATTCTCTAATGAAATATTGGTCTTATCAAGATTAGACTGAACAGCATTGATTGCCTCTTGAGTTGCTACAGAGACAGGTTTTTCAAGGTCAGCAGTGTTATCCACCTTACCAAGTCCAACCTGATCTTTAGTAACCTTATGAGGATTACCAAAGTCTTTCAAGTGAGCACTAAGATCTGTTCCTGTAGAACCTATAATAGATTCAAGATCACTCTTAAGTTTATCTAAAGCAGCTTGTTGTGCAGTAGATACAGGTTTATTGATATCTGATGTATTATCAACATTTCCAAGACCTACCTGAAGTTTATTTACTTCATGAGGATTATTCTTGTCAGCTATGTGATTAGTAACATCTTTTTCAATATCACCAATATCTTTCTTCAACTCTGCCTTTGTAGAATCTACTAAAGCTTGTTGTGCTACAGATACAGGCTTATTAATATCAGCTGTATTATCAACATTCCCTAGTCCTACTTGTTCTTTTGTTACCTTATGAGGATTGTTAAAGTCTGAAGTATGATTATCTATCTTAGTATCAAGCTCTTTCTTAGTATTATCTACTAATTCCTGTGTAGCATTAGATACTGGTTTATCAAGGTCTGCAGTATTATCTACATTTCCTAAACCTACCTGAGCTTTTGTTACCTCATGAGGATTATTCTTATCAGCTTTATGTTCTGAAACTTCTTTATTAACAGCATCTAAAGCTTCTTGGACTGCACTAGAAATAGGCTTATCAGCATCAGAAGTATTATCTACATTTCCAAGACCGATCTGTTCTTTAGTTACTTGGTGAGGATTTTCAAAGTCAGCCACATGAGCATTAACTTTATCTGTAGTAGCCTTACCTTTATCTCCAGGATATGCAGTTCCAGCTACTTCACCAAGATGAACAGGGTTACCAATTTCTACTAATTCAGCACCATCCCAACGATAGATTATATTAGTTTCTCGATTAGAATAGATTACACCTTTATCAGGAGTAGCACCTTCATCTAATTCCGTTTCAGAAATTGCTGTATATATTTTCTTCTCATCTTCTACATAGTAAGTGGAACCAATTACTAATCTAGAAGAAGGAATATCTGTTTTTGTTGATACGAAACGATCAATTCCAAATACTTCATCAACTTGTCCTGGAAGTTGTTCCACAGGAATTTTACCATTTTCGTTAAGAGTAGCAACACCTTCCGGAGTTCCCATTTCTGATCTCTTAACTTGAGCATCATTTGTTACTTCACTTAACCCAATCTGCTCTTTGGTTACTTGATGAGGATTATTCTTATCCTGAACGTGAGAATTTAATGCACCTTCAAGTAATTCTGTATTTGAAATCTCTACATATTCATATTTATTCCATCTATATATTTTCTCAGTACCAGAAACAGTATCAATATAAATTACTCCAGTTCTAGGTTCATAAGTATTACCTTCTTCGTCCTTGAATTCTGTTTCACTCATAAGTTTACCTACAAGAACATTAATCGTCTTGTCTGGTATTTGAGAATCTGTTAATTTACCATTGCCATCAAGAGTTGCAATACCACTAGGAACACCAATTGAATTATCGATTGTATCAATACGACCGTCAATTCTATCGATTTCATCTTGAGTAGCCTTAGAAACAGGTTTATCATAATCAGCCGTATTATCTACATTTCCTAAGCCAATTTGTTCTGCTGTAACACCATGAGGATTTTCTTTATTCTCAGTGTGTTCAGTTACTTTAGTGTTTACAGTATCTAAAGCTTCTTGAACAGCAGTAGATATTGGCTTATCAATATCGGCTGTATTATCTACGTTTCCAAGCCCAATTTGTTCGGCTGTTACTTTATGTGGATTATTGAAATCTTTGATGTGATTGTCAATAGCTTCTGTAACATTATCTGAATCTGATACTTCTACATACTTGAATCCATCCCAGCGATAAAGTTTATTCGAACCACCGATACTATCAATATAAATAGTATTATGTCTTGGAATAAACTCTACACCTTCAGAATCAGTAAATTGAGTTTCAGTCATATACTTACCTTCGATAACATTCAGAGCTTCGTTAGGGATCTGTGAAACTTCTAATTTACCTTCGGAATCAAGTGTAGCTATACCATCAGGAGCACCTACTGAGTTTTCGATATTAGTAACTCTCTCGTCAATCTTATCAATATTACCTTGAAGATCACTACCAGAGTTATTAATTTTCTCCTCAAGTTCGGTCTTAACTGCATCTAAAGCTTCTTGTTGTGCGGTAGAAACAGGTTTATTGATATCAGAAGTATTATCAACATTACCTAAGCCTACTTGTTCGGCTGTAACTTTATGCGGATTATTGAAGTCTGAGATATGAGAATTAACCTTATCAGTTGTCTCCTTGCCTTTATCTCCCGCATAAGCAGTATCAGCCGTTTCACCTAAGTGGAGAGATTCTGATACTTCTACATATTTAACCCCTGTCCAACGATAAAGAAGATTAGTATCCTTAGTAACATAGATTTTTCCAACTTCTCCAGCTTCAGGTAGATGTTCGAAAGAGTCTACTTCAATTACATCATCTACTAAACTTGGCAATTGTTCTAGAGGTACTTTTCCGGCATCATCAAGAGTAGCTAAACCACCAGGCTGAGCAATAGAATCTTCAATATTAGTAACTCTCTCGTCAATCTTATCAATGTTATCTTGTAAGTCGTTTCCTGAGTTATTAATCTTTTCTTCTAGCTCTTTCTTAGTATTATCTACTAATTCCTGTGTAGCATTAGATACTGGTTTATCGAGGTCAGCTGTATTATCAACGTTTCCAAGACCTACCTGAGCTTTATCTACTTTATGAGGATTATTGTAGTCTGAAGTATGAGCATTAACCTTGTCTGTAGTAGCTTTACCTTTGTCTCCTGGGTAAGCTGTACTAGACGTTTCTCCAAGTGCAAGTGATTCAGAAATTTCAATGTATCTAGACCCACTCCATCTGTAAGTCAAGTTAGTATCCTTAGTTACATAGATCTTACCAGTTTCACCAGTTTCAGGAAGTAAGTCAAATGAATCTACTTCGATTACATCATCTACGAAACTAGGTAATTGAGATGAAGGCACTTTTCCGGTTGCATCAAGTGTAGCAACTCCTTCTGGCATACCCATTTCGGAACGCTTAACCTGTGCATCATCTGTAACATTACCAAGACCTACCTGTTCTTTAGTTACTTGATGAGGATTACTCTTATCTTGGATGTGTGTATTAAGTGCTTCATTAGAACCAGCAGTAGCCTCTTCGATTTCTCTTCTAATATCTTTCATATCATCATCATGACGATGAGATAGGTTATCAATATTAGTTTGAAGCTCTGTCTTAGTTGCTTCAATCTTAGAATCAGTTGCTTGGAATTTAGCATCAGTCTTAGTTGCTAATTCAGTGATCTTAGATTCTAGATCAGTCTTAGTTACGGAAATACTAGATTCTAAGTCAGCTCTAAGAGTAGAAAGATCGGATTCTGTTTTAGTAGCTAATTCAGAGATCTTATTATTCAACTCTTTTGTTGCTAAACTAAGATCATTTTCTGTCTTAGATGCTAAACTAGAGATACTGTTTTCTAATTCTTTCTTAGCTTCAGAAAGAGCATTATTAACAGCAACAATATCAGCTTCTTCTTTAGCAGTTAGGTCTGATATAGCTTTTTCAAGTTCTGATTTAGCAGTATTAAGATCATTTTCTGTTTTAGATGCCAATTCAGATATACTCTTCTCAAGCTCTGTTTTAGTTACAGAAATACTAGATTCTAAGTCAGCTCTAAGAGTAGAAAGATCAGATTCTGTTTTAGTTGATAATTCAGAGATCTTATTATCCAACTCTTTCTTAGCAACTGTTAAATCATTTTCTGTCTTTGATGCTAAGTTATCAATATTATTCTGAAGTTCTGTCTTTGCTTCCTTCAGACTATTATTAACAGCAACAATATCAGCTTCTTCTTTAGCAGCAAGTTCGGCTAATTTATTCTCAAATTCTGATCTAAATACTTCTAAGTCTGCCTCAGTATTAGTTTGTAATTCAGAAATTTTATTTTCTAGTACGGTTCTTGTTTGATCAATTAATGCCTGTGTAGCATCAGAGACAGGTTTATCCTTATCTGCTGTATTATCTACATTACCCAGACCTACTTGATCTTTAGTAACCTTGTGAGGATTCTTATAGTCTGTTAAGTGTCTATTGAAATCATCATTAGTTGCTTTAGAATCTAGAGTTTCCTTAAGATTAGGAATATCCTCTATACCTAATTCAACAATTCCGATCTGACCATTTACAGACTTAACTGAATCTACATTATCAATTTTAACCCATCTACCATTACTATTAATTACCCAATCACCTGGATCAAAATCATATCCAAATTGAGAGCCTTTATTAATAGCTATATAGTAATGACCATTGGAATCAAAATCGTTAAGTTCAAGTTTAGGAACATTATTAACTGCATCCCAAACTCCTTGATATTTAACATTTCCAAGAACTGAATCTGGAAGTTGTGATTCCGGAACTTTACCATCTTCTCCAAGAGTAGCAACACCCTTAGGAACACCCATTTCAGAGCGTTTTATCTGAGCGTCATTAGTAACATTTCCAAGACCGATATCATTTCTATCTAAAGATGGATTTGTGGAAATTTTATAACCATTTACAGTATAGTTATCGATTGTCTCTTTAACTTCTGCAATCTTATCATCTACATCTTTATTGATAGTTTCACTAATTCCATCAAGTTTAGCTTTATCTTCTTTTGACATTACTCCATTTGATTCTGGAGTAGCTGTTGGAAGATTTTCTGTAGCTAATTCAGTGAAGTCATTAGAAGTGATATCATAACTCCAGTTTCTACCATCCAAGAAATATCCACCATTGAAAGTGAAAGTTCTCCAGTTACCGTCTAAGTTAATAAACTTAACTTTTATACCTGGAACTTTCTTTTCAGCTGGAAGGAAAGCATCTAATTTAGCAGCAGCATATTGGATGTGCCACTGATCTCCATTTTCTCCCTTACCTTCACCTGGAAATATTTCATTGATATTATAGACTACATCAGATTCAAGTTCTACTCTATCAGTTAATTCACCAACTGCTTCATCAATAGCATACTGAACACCACTAAGTTTAAGACCTGTTTCTTCGATTGTAAAAAATCCTTCAGACTCAGGATCACGAAGAACACCAATAGTAGGATCGTTATGAGTACCTTCTACTATGATTCCTTTTCCCTCAGTAGCTGTTACACTATCTACTTTTCTTTCCTCTAATGAATCTACGAGTTCTTTAAGTTCTTTTCCTTTTTCAGCAGATAAAACTTGCTCTTTAGGATCACCACCTTCGAATGAATCTACGATGTTTTCCTTCTTTACGTAAGTCTTTTCTGCATCTTCTATTTTAAGATAGGGAGCAAGTTCAATAGATAAATCATATTCACCGATCTTTTCCCATTCTTTTATTTCTTTCCCTTCTTCGTCAACCTTAATAGTTACTATATATTCAGTATAACTCTGAAGTTCTCCGATATTATTTTCTTTTCTAAGAAGATAAATTTTATTTGTCTCTGCTTCCTCCAAAGAAGGTAGCTCATCCACCATTCTGAAAAGTGATGTATCTATAGTGCAAGAAATTACATTATCCTCACTGATACTAATCCCTTCTCCGGCTATCAATTTATCTTGCTTAGTATTTAATATCTCTTCCAGTGCTTCATCTGTAATTACTCCAGATAAGTATGGTTTCCATCCTCCAGCTTCATTTCTTTTTTCCCAATTAACAAGCTGATAAACTTCTTTGGCATCAATTACATACCACAATTGTCCAAGAGAATCATTACCAGAATTATCCCCTGTATCAGAAAGAATACAGTCGGGAATTTTATACAATGCTGAAAGAGAAGATACTGTTTTGTGTCCACTAACTTCTATAGCTCTAACAATTCCATATGCACTAGGATTGTTGGACACTAATCTATCTGCAAAATTTAACGCCATTGTACTATTTATTTAAATTCTAACTCAACATCAGTAAAAGCACCTGGATTATTAGTAACATAAACTATATAATCTATTACTACACCAGCACCATTAGTGATTTCTAATTCTACTTTGTTAAATGCCTTAATTACACGAATTCCATCCTGATAAATACTATCTAACTCACCAAGAACTTTAGGATAAGCAAAAATAGCATATTCATCCATTTCTGTAGAAAAATGTTCTAGAGTCTTTTTAGGATGTTCAGTAATTAATTCAGATGTTTTCAGAGATTTAATATCATACTCTACTAAGTCTTTTCCCTTAGTAGATACACCATAGAATAATCTATGTGCGAATGTTACTGATCTAGTATCTTCTGTATAATCATAAACGCCAGTACTTCTAACAACATCTTCTCCTCTAACCATAAAACCAGTCTTAGGAGCTTCAAGTTTAATAGAAATAGTAGCATCTTCTGTATAATAAGGACTAGTTACTATATCAGAACTAACATCAGTACCTGTAAGAGTATCCCAGAATGAACCCTTAACAACTCCAGTAGGATCTTTCTTTCCATCTTCACTTGTCCATGTATAAACTCCTTTGAAAACAGCCTTATATCCATTTTCAATTACAGGATTATATTTATTTGGACTTGGAGTAATTGTTATAGGTTCGAATGCATTATTATAGAAATCCCAAGTTCCATTAATCTTAGGTTCTACAAGTTCTAAGTTTGTATTAAAAAGCTCATCTATTTTTTCTACTACCTCAATAAAAGTAGATTCTGTAAATTCTCTTTCAACTGAGAATTCAGATGTAAAACTATTCAGGATAATCTTTTCTGAATAATATTTCCCTGAATAAATCCACTCTAGAACTAATACATTTTTACACTGAGTTTCACACTCTATAATACTAGATTGAATAGATACAGGAACTATCGCTTTCCCAGAATCTACTCTTAAAGACGCAATTGAAATCTGATCTTTAATCTTTTCAGTAAGCTTAACAAAATTCTCTGCTCCACCAAAAATTTCTGCTATTTCTTCAGATGTACTTTCTGATGTTAACTCAGAAGTCATACTTGGGAATAACAATACTTTACTATCGATCAGTTTATTTATTTCTTCCTCCGATAATGCGAAGAAAGTTCCTTTAGTCCAAGCCTGTCTAGATCCTTTGATGAAAGCTATCGAAGTATCACTAATTTTTCCGGCTTCTAGATCTGCATTAAATTCCTCAAGAGTTTCATATTCAAGGAGAAAATCACCCCAAAAATTATCAACTCTAGGAACTCTAAGATCTACAACTACACCATCAGAATTTTTGACCCATATACTTTCCTCTCCGGCATGAAGACCTAAACCTAATTCACCTACTTCAAGCTGTTCTGGAGTAGGCATCTTTCCCTGTTCTACCGAATTTTTAAGAATAATTACGGTTGGTTCAGGAAGTTGATTTTTTACAATTATATCACTCATTGTCTTAGACATTTTGTACACTCCGGAACATCATTATTAGTTCTCCATTCCGTATTGTTTACTTCTTTATAATTATAGTAAGAATAACTTTCATCTTCTGGATAAACACCAGAACTCCAAGATTCGTAATCCGCTGTAGTCTGTCCTCTTCCACATTCATTATTACAAGGGCAGTCATTAGATTCGGGTTGAGCTAGAAGATTTTGATACTGGAATAAAATTCTAACTAACATAGCAGTCAAAACATTACTCCATGCATAAATAAATCTATCCTCATTGTATGGAATCTCAGAACCTTCAACGTATATTTCACCATTATCAATTCCAAGTTCACATCTAAGTTCATCTACAGCATAAAATACAATCTTAGCTTCACCATGATCTCGAATATCAAAAAACTCTTGAATATAAGTTTTGACATCTGATCCTTCTGGAAGTAAAGTTAATCTATCTGATATATATTTTAAGATATATGTGATATACGGAGCTAATTCACATCTCATGGAATAATCTATCTTAGCTATCCCTAGACATGATTTAATATTTTGAAGAGCTTGTTTATATGTGATGTATCCGTTTTTATCGTTCCATCTCATTATTATTTCACTTCAAAAATAGTAACTCCGTTTATTACCATCTTAACCAAAGTTTTTCTCTCTGGATCTAAGAATAGGTATAATCTATCCTTTTCAAATTGAAGGATATCCAAGGTATTTGTTACAATATCAACACCTTTACAAGAATCAGATTGCATTACACGATCTGATACAGAAAATTGAATACCTTTTGTAGTATTACCGTAACAATCTGACTGACAACTAGTATTAGTAATTCTAATACCATCTCCTTCTAAAATTTCAGAAGAACTAAGAGCGTTAGTATAAAGATCTGATAAAGCACTCTCGATCTTATTTAAGTTAGCTGCATTAACAGGAGTTTTATTATCAATCCATGTAGTTTTTATATAACTATTTTTCATAATTTATGTTATTATTTAAACTTACCACTCTCCTCCGTCAATAATGTTGTAAGGAGATTTCCAATTATCTTCATTAGCCCAATTAGATTCATCAGCATCTGGTCCTTTATAAATATATTCTGAATATGCACCTTCACTACCAAGAAATCTAATTTTCAATCCGCTACGTCGTCTTGCTTCAGGTACTAATCTAATTGCTCCCGAAAGAGTTAATTTTCTTTCATAATTATTTATTTCAGCATTAGCATTACAAAAATCTTTTAAGTTTTCATTTATATAACTAACTGCAGCATTAACAGTATTATTTATACTATTGATATCAGCACTAGTTAATGAATCCCCAGGATTTTTATTACTAACATCAGTTCTATCAAGCAAGTCCATAATATTTTTCTTATTTTAATTTCATTAAATCTAAGAGATAATCATTAAATATATCTCCTCCTGGAATATTACTCTGCTTAAATTTTAGAGCCCCTGGATTAAGAGGTTTACCAAGTCTTCCAACAAAAGGAGCTGTATTTCTAGCAGAACGTCCGGAGATCACTTTTATATCTTTCGGGCTTCTTACTTTTTTCATTTAGAATGTTCCTCCATAGATTTTATTAATACGAATTCCATCAACCTTCTCATCATAAATCAAATTATTATTATCCAATTTTACATCAGCGGTTAATGTTTTCTTAGATTCAGTAGGACCAGGACTCATTGTAAAATCGATGGTATTAGAATCTTCAAATATAATTCCAAGTCCATCTGCAGTAGTTCCACCAGTTTTTATCCACTGTCCTCCGATCATTGTATAAGTAATGGAAGTAGTACCGTCATAAGAAGTCAGGATTACTACATCTCCATTCTTAGGTTTTTCACCAAACAACGCAATCAAGATACACTCCTGATCTGATTGTTCCTCTGACTGTTTTTTTGCTGTAAATATTCTAGGACCTTGACTTAATTCCATAGTATCTGAAACAATGTCAAAATCACCTAAGTCTGCACTCTTAAAAATTACTAAAAGAATACAAACATCTTCAACTTCATTATAATATCTTACAGCAACTAATTCAGCATATTGTCTAGATGCACATGAGAGAGCCTTAAGTGCTTCATCTCGATTGGCATAAATACATTCAAATCTTGTTAACTGTGATTGTGCCATTTTTATTATCTTTTATCTAGTATATCACCATTGAAGTTTACATCTATATCTGTAATTTCATTTGTATCGGTATTAATATCCTCTACATTTGCTCCAACGATTCTCACTATACGATTAGTTATTATATTTCCCTTTTCATCGATAAAAGCTATTCCATTTGACATATCTTTTATCCAAGAAGCTTCAGTATCAACTCCATATCCACAAATTGATTGATTAGATAAGAAAGTTCCACATACAGCTTTAAACTTACTAATAACATTAAGCTCGATAATTTCCAAATCTTTCCAAGTAAATATTTTCCCTGGATACTCGGTTAATTCGATCACTGTTATAGTTTTTCCATCAAGAGATATTCTAAAATAAATATCTTTAATAGTTAATAGATCATTACTTCCTCCACCTGAGAAACAACCAAAGAAATTACTAACAGGTAATGAACTAACTTTTACCTTAGCACCGATCAACTGTTCATATTCCCAAATTCCAGAAGGACCTACAATTCTTGAGTTTCTACAACTATTCAACATTTTATCCTTTGCCTTTAGCTAGAGAATCTACATAGTTATTCCAGTATATATCGGCATCAACACCATTATTTTTCTGATGTCCCTTTACCCACTTATACTCAATTCTTCTTTGTAAACCCTGTTTAATTATTTCTTTATCAATATCACCTTTAATTCGAGCAATGTATGGTTCTTTTACTTTCCAATTACCAGTCATCCATTCTCGAACACCAAGATAATCTGCATGGACTACTACAATATCATTCGGACCCCAAGAACCACGAAATTCATATAAAGCATGTAAAACTGCTACTAACTCCGCACTAGGATTGCTACACTTCTGAGCTCCAAAAGATAAATTCATATATTCAGGAGTTAATTCAATTGAGAATTTATTAAGCATAGTTCCCATTCCAGGTCCGGTAGGGTCAATAAGAACTCCTCCGATACCAAGTCTTCCATTATTTTGTTTGTCTAGGTGAGATCCGTCAGTATAAATATCAAACTGTTTCATCTCATCAATTTTAAATATCTAAATTTTCATCCAAAGAACGATATTCGAAGGGATCAAGTTCTAATCCAAATTCTTCAAGGCACCATTCTCTAAATTCTTTCGTACCAATTACACTTATCTCTCCAAGAACATTCAAAAGCTCCTCTCCTTCAATTTTAGATAGACTTTTATCTAAGTGACAAATTAACCTTGTCATAAGATATCCAAAATGACTTAAAGATCCATCTACATCACTATCATAACACTCCAAGACTCTAAACCCTGAATGAGTATTAAAACTTGAAAATAGATCAATCCATTTTTCTGGAATATGAATCGAAGAACCATTATAGAGATAATAAATAACATCTTCTGTAGGTGTAATTCTTAGGATAACATAATCTAAAACCTTATGATCACTAAGTCCTTTTAGAACGATTCTCTTAGATTTGCCTTCTCGTATATAAGATAATTTGTAAAACTCGGTAAATACTTCTTTAAACCAGGCATCTTTCATAATAGTGTATATAAATTAATTAAAGCCAACCCTGAAAGAATTATTGTATTATTATCTTCCATCACTAAATATCCCGTTTTATCACATTGACTTCTATAACTTAAAAGATCAAGAAACTCGGATAAATCTTGTTTCAGGTAAAATGTAATTGATATAATTCCTTCTCCTATCGCAAAAGAACATATTATTGAGTAAGGATGTATGTCAAGTCTATCTAATTTAGCTACTATGTCTTCCTGGATTTCAATTTCTCTAGGATTACTTCTCATAGTATTATTTCTGTTATATGACTGTTTAATATTCCCATACTGTTAATTAGGTTAGATAAGATAGATCTGTGACATATTTTATCATCAGAACCATAACCCATTAATATAACTCCTCTTGCATTACTAAGTTCAGCCAAGTAATTAAGTTTATCAATAACCTCTACAAAATTTACATTCGACATCTCAATAATATATCTCTTAGAAAATTCTGTAAAATCAATAAGCCCGTCTCTCTTTGCTCTAAATAATTCTGTACTTGGAGCTAAATTTCTAAAATGTACTGCCGTTCCATTATACTTACCAATTAATTCTGAATTACTAATATTTCTTATTATAAAAATAGGTAAATATCCATTCTCTGTAAATATTTTTAATGTTACCGGAGATACAAATGATGTTTTAACTTGTAATTGGTATCCCATTTTTTCTTAGTTTTATTAATAACTTTAAAATTTATTTATTGTCCTCCAAATTTTTTATTAGATGTCTTAAATCCTGACTTCCCTGAAAAACTAGAAGACTTTTTCCCACTAAAACGTCTATCTGCTTGATAAGATTTATTAAAACCATTACTATCAAACCCACTTTCTTGTTTCTTAGGTTTGATAGGAGATGTAGTAGAGCCGCCAAACTTCTGACTACTAATCATAAATCCTGAAGGAGCTGTTTGTAGACGTTTAAGGAGATTTACATTACTCTCTATCATCGACTTTACTGTATGACTGTCGAAGTGATAAGATATTTCTGGATAATTCAATATGTCGCCCTGAATTAATCCAGCTGATGTTAAGAATACAGAAAGATTAACGAACGCTTCAGTCAGGTTACTAGATATCAAAAGAGTATCTGTCGTAGGTTCGTAGATCTTATATTCTTGTGTAGACTGATCATAATTAATAACTACTTCTACCATGACTTTTTAATTACTTATGGCAAGAGCACCTAGGATTACTGCTACACAACCTAAAGCACCTGCCCATAATTTACGTTTTCTTTTTTCTTTCTTTAAGCTATTTTCTAAAGCTTGTATAGAGTTAACATAATAATCATCTTTTTTCCTCATCATCATAGACTGGTAAGATATAATTGAGTCTAGATTCGCTGCCTTAATCGAATCCTCTTTTATTATATCTCCTTGAAGTTTTATAATTTTTTCGGAAGACTCAAGATCTACTATTATGCTATTAATTGTTTTCAGATTTTCAGGAGATATAACTATCATTGTATCCCCGCGATGCTCTATTATCTCTTGTGAATATCCTTTAGTGATAAAAAATAGAGATAATAAGAGACAATAGATTATTTTTTTCATAAGAAATAATAAGTATGTATGAAAATTATTTAAGTCTTTCTATAAAAATATCCAAGAAATTTTCAATATCTTCTTTATAATGATATTTCCAAAAATAATTATCTGGTACTGAAAGCATGAAAGGAATCTCTATTGGAATAGATTTTGGATACTTAAATATATAATAATCTTCTATATTAATATCATTTATACACTTCCACCAAGATATTTTTTCACTGTCAGGAGGTAAGTTATCAGGAAAAATTAACTTATCATAATTAATAATATTATATTCACATTTAGGAATAAGAAGATAAATAGATCTATGGTTTGAAGATTCTTGATATACTCCTACTATAATATTATCCATTATCATTATTAGGAATAAATTTATTTAATCTTCTCTAAAGGATTTTCTCCTATTTCTAGATCAATACGATTAACTATTAATTCATATTTTGGTTGATTCTTTGAAAAATATCGCCACAGAACATCATCATAATAATCTAAATAATTATCTCCTTTTCTTATTTCATAGATATAATAAGGATGACTAACTTCATTTTCATATACAGATATTGGATAATATAGATCTTGTTCTACTATCTTTACATATTCATTAGTATCTAATATATAATCTAAATCATATATTACTTGTACTTTATCAATCTGTCTTATCCCTAATTTTCTCTCTATTTTTTGAAGTTTAATATCATCTACAATATCCAATCCATCATAAAAAAATTCAGAATCAATTTTAATAATATAATAATTTTTTAAACAGATATTTTTA